TTTATATGTTACAAAAACTAGGTTTTTTACCAGGATTCAATAAACAAGTTACATCTACAGGTGCAGAGTCTCAATGGATAGACGGAGAAAATGTACGTTTTAGGTATGGTACACCTGAAAAAATAGGTGGTTGGCAACAACTAGGTGAATCAAAACTCACAGGGGTTGCAAGAGGATTGCATCATTTTGTAAATAAAGCATCTACTAAATTTGCAGCTATAGGCACAAACAGAATTTTATATATATATTCTGGTGGAGTATATTATGACATACACCCACTAGTTAACCCATCAGGTACAACTTTATCTAATTGTTTTACAACTACCAATGGATCTCCAACAGTTACTATTACTTTTCCAGGAACACATACGTTTGTAGCAGGAGACATTATCACATTTAGTGATTTTTCAGCTGCAACTAATTCTAATTATAGTGCTGCAGATTTTGATGACATAAAATATATGGTAACAAGTGTACCAACCCCTACAACTTTAACTATTACTATGGATAATAATGAGACCGGTTCTGGTGCAACCACATCAGGTAGTGTTAAATACTATCAATATTATCATGTAGGTCCAGCTGAACAGATAGGATCTTTTGGTTGGGGTATTGCATTATGGGGTGGTAATATACTAGGTGCAATTACAACTACTTTAAATGGAGCAATTAGTGCTACATCAGGCGGAAACAATGGTTCTGCTACAGAAATTACATTAACTAGTACAACAGGGTTTCCGTCTACAGGTACAAACCATGTTACAATAGGAACAGAAGAAATATCGTATACAGGAATTTCTGGAAATAAATTAACAGGCATAGGAAGAGGAGCTAGAGGATCAACAGCTACTACTCATTCTAATAGTGCAACAGTAACTAATTCATCTAGTTTTACTGGATGGGGATCACCAGCAGCTAACACTGACCAAGTGACAGATCCAGGATTATGGTCTTTGGACAATTTAGGGTCAACTCTTATAGCATTAATACATAATGGAGAATGTTTTCAGTGGGACGGTGATGCAGCTGATGCTACAGCAACAAGAGCAACTATTATATCAGGTGCACCAACAGCGTCACGTGATATGTTAGTATCTACTCCTGATCGTCACTTAGTATTTTTTGGAACAGAAACAACTATTGGTGACAAGACCACACAAGATGATATGTTTATTAGATTTTCATCTCAAGAAGATATTACAGACTATACACCTACAGCTGAAAACAGTGCTGGTACACAAAGACTGGCCGCCGGATCACGGATCATGGGTGCTAAACTAGGTAGAAATGCTATTTATGTTTGGTCTGATACATCTTTATTTACTATGAGATTTGTAGGAACTCCTTTTACATTTGCCTTTGAACAAGTTGGTACTAACTGTGGATTGATTGGTATGAATGCAGCAGTAGAGGTTGATGGTGCTGCGTACTGGATGTCTGATAATGGTTTCTTGTGGTATTAATAATTTGTTTGGTGAGATTACTTGGTTTTATCCAACAGCTACATCTAATGTAAACACTAGATCAGTTACATATAGTTATTTAGATTCAACAGCTAAAAGACCTATATGGTTTACTAATGCTAGCACACTATTTCCTAGAACAACATGGGAAGATTCTTCTGTATTTGGTTTACCACATGCAACAAGATATAGCGCAGGAGATGATAATTCTTTTGATGTCAAAGGTAATACAGATGGAAACACAGTTTATTTTGAACACGAAACAGGAGTTAACCAACAAGAAGCAGCAACAGCTGCTGTTGCAATTCCTGCTAATATTACATCTGGTGATTATGATATTACACAAAAAGTTGTTAGAGGAGCTGCAACTAATTTAGGTGATCTTAGAGGTGATGGAGAAAACATAATGAGAGTTAGTAGAATTATACCAGATTTTATAGCACAACAAGGAAACGCTATTGTGCAATTAGATTTAAGAAATTATCCAAATGACACAGCAGCAAGCTCATCATTAGGTCCTTTTACTGTATCATCTACAACAAATAAAGTAGACACACGTGCTAGAGGTAGAGCTATAGCTCTTACAATATCTAATACTGCTGTAGATACTAGTTGGAAATTAGGAACTTTTAGGTTAGATATACAAACTGGAGGAAGACGATAATGGAAGCTTTGATAATAGAATTAGCTAAAAAATACGGCATGGAAAAAGCCATGCAGTTGTTGGGTTTAGATGAACAAGAACAAAACCCTAAATATACATTTGGAATGCCTTTTACTAATAACAAAGTTAGTATTAATCCAATGAAAATGGTAGTTAATCAAGGTATTAAAACTTTAATGGGTGGTAGTAAGATGGGAATGGCGGTGCCATTAATAGCTGGAGGTTTAGGTTTAGCTTATTTAAGAAACCCATTAAGACAAGGTTCAATGAATTATAATCCTTACCTTAAAGATCAAATGACTTATTTAAGTGAAAATAATATGTTGGGAACTGATCAATCAGGTTTAACTAAATACGGAACTGACTCTATATTAAGTGGTCAAAACGTTGTGTCTATGTTTGGAACTAATGATTATTTAGATCAATTAAATAAATATAAAAGTAAATATGGAAAGACAATGCCTAAACATAGATTAGAAAAATTAAACAAAGAAATAGCTGATTACGAATTAGCTAAAGTAAACAAAGAATTAGAAGCAGATCAACTTAAAACACTAAAAAACATAAATGCTAATACAACACAAGGTGATAATAAAGATGACAGTGGTAAAGGTGGTAATTTTGCTTCTCAAAATACAGGCACTAATGAAAATTTTTCTAATAAAACAGGTAGAGGTAGAACAGGTTATGGTAGAGGAGGCATTGCAAGTTTATAATGGCAAAGATAGTACAATCATTAACTAGAGCAAGCTCAGAGTATGAAGAAGACGTAGCACAGTCTTTAGTTAGAGATTTAGATGCGGTGTTAGAAAAACTTAACACAACGTTTCAAGAAGAATTAAAACAAGAGATAGAAGCTAGAAGTTTCTTTTTAGATTAATGGCAGTAGTAAACCAATATAAATTTGTAGGTATAGATAATAGTACAAGCGGTACTGCGCTTACACCATTAGGGTCTGGTATTCCCGCAGTCAATGAAACTATTGTTATTAAATCTATACTTGTTACAGCAGCTGGTACACCTACAGTTACAATCACAAACAACAGTATTACAGCTATTAAATCAGCAGCGTTAACAGCAAATGTTACAACAGAATTATTAACTCAACCGCTAATAGTAGAAGGTGGTAAAACTTTTACAGTACAATCAAGCAGCTCAGATTCGTTTGATGTGGCTATTAGCTATCTAAACATCAAGAAAGAGGTAACAACATAATGAAAATATATGACGCTAAAGTAGAAGAAACTTACAGACACAAGGAAACTGGAGAAGTTTTTAAAACAAGAAAAGACTGGGAAACTAAAGGGTACAAAGCAGAAGAGATGGCACAAGACGTAAAAGTTATTATGCCAACTCTTGATTTAGTAGGAAAAACAAAGTAAACTAACAAAACCATGGCAATAACAGATATATCAATTTCAGAAGAATTAATGACTAACGCACCATCTATAAAATATAGAGGAAACGAAGGTCCTAAATCTCCACAAGAAATGCAACAAATGATGATAGCCTCTTTAGAAGAAGAGTATGCTAAATACAGATTTGAAATGTTAGAACAAGGACTAGAGCCTATGTCTTTACAACAGTTTATAGAACAAGCAATAACCGAAGGTGACATGGCTGGTGGCAATCCTTTACCAAACGATCCAACAAAACCAGTTAATCCTTTTCAACCTAAACCTACAGGACCAACTTTACCTGACAGACAGATGGCAGCGTATGGTGGTATCATGGGTATGGATGGTAGAAAACAATATGGTATTGGATCATGGTTTCAAAAAGCAAAAGACAAAGTTGTAGATGATTTAATTCCAAATGAGATAAAAGAAAACCCGTTACTAACAGCTGCAATTGTAGCCGGTGGTGATCAATTATTAACTGAGGGTGCTGGACGAAAAAAAATATTAGAACAACTAGGCACAGTAAAAGATTATATTGTTGATAAATCTAAACCTTTTACAGATCAATTAAAAAAAGTTACAGATATTGAAACAGGTAAAGATAGAACTTTAGGTGGTGACATATTGGGATCAATAGCTAAAAACATTGTACCAATAGTCGGTGGTATTGGAGCAGGTTTATTTACTAAAAATACAGAGTCTGACACACCAGGTTTACCAAATGACAACACAGCATTAAATTTAGCAGAATATAAAAAAGCTGCAAACTTATTGAATCAAAAACAAGGACTAGCAGCTGATATGAATTTCTTACCATCAGTATCTGCTAGAAAATATTCACCAGAAGAAATGGCTATTACATATGCACAAGCAGCCAACGGTGGGAGAATAGGATATGCAGATGCCGGTGCGGTTATTGATTATGAAAGCGACCCTAATTATCAAGGTTGGAAACAGATATATGAAGTAAATCCAGACGCAGCTTCTATGAATGAAAACCATAAAATATATGAAAACTATTACATGAGTAAACAAAACCAAAAAGCCGAAGGTGGAATCATGGACCTTGGTGGTATGGAAAAAGATTACAGAGCTGAAGGTGGGTTTGTACCTATAGGAAA